AATTTTCTTATTATTATTGTCTTGGCAGTTTGCAGTGTAATATATGTCGCAATTACATAATAAAAATCTTTCTTATATTTATTATATTCTGAAAGTCCACTCTTTTTTACCTGTTCCCATTTCTTCTTACCATCTTTACTTTTAATACTTGCAATCTTTTTATTAAGTCTTTCAGTATAAAATTTTTCAAAAAAGTTTGTAACTTTTTCTGTGTTTTCAATCTTCTCTCCACCTCTAATATAGGAGTTTAGAAATATTTTCATCGTTCCGCCAGGAGTCCACTCGTTCTTATCTTTAACATCTTTTTCTATAATGCGAAGATATGGTGCAGCCATTTTAAGAGAACCTGCTGCCATATTAATAACCTTCTGTAGTTGTTTGGCTTCAGCTGGAGTAAATTTTACGTTACCCGAAGTGTCTTGAAAAGTTGCATCTGTTGACCACACATCTTTTGTTTTTTTAAGTAGTTTAGAATTGGCACCAAACTTGGCTTTAAGATTTGTCATCTTTCGTCCACTGTATGTTGTGTGCCATACAACTCCAATCTTTGCATTGCGAATTGTATTTGCAAGTTCATCTTGAACAGGAACTGCATATGTAATTGTGTTGGGAGTAAAGACTACTGAAGATTCTCCTCCTATGTTAGCAACACTCAACTCATCATTAGTGAATAATAAATCTCCCTGCCAGATGCCGGGTATGTTAAGTTTTTTGAAATGATCTAAAGCCGCATGAAGTTTTGGACCAACGCCGCCAGGATGGTTCTTATCAATGTCAGCGTGAGTATAGTTAATCAATGGACCAACTCGTCCACCTTCTTCTACAGGAACATTAAAGACTGCCTTAGTGCCAACAAAGAATTTACCGTTCTCTGGATTTGTTCCTGCAAAGATAGCAGGAGCACCGTCCCACTTCACGGTAACGTTCATTTTTCTTTTACTGTAACCTTGAAGCATATCACTAAGAGACAATAGAAAAGAGATAGCATTTTTTCCACCGGAAACGCCATTATTTAAAATCTCATCCTCAACGTGTTCGAGGTGAGTGTTCTTATCTTCCGTTAGAAATTTTTTGAATTCTTGCATTTTAATTTTTTCCAGTCTTTAAAATTTTTTCAAAATCAGAACTTATTACTCCCAAAAATTGAGGCCAAGAAGTAAAACTACCCTTATATCTTATTTCTAAATCCATAATTTTATGATTACCTCTAACAAGATCAAAATATATTTTTGCTGCTGAACTACTTTCACTCTTAACACTATTAAATTTAAATCTATATCCTTCTCTCAAATTAGATTTACTAATTTTACTTAGTGTTCCCAAAACAGTATTTGAGTCTTTAGTTTCAGCTGTATAAATGTTCATTGTTGATTTTCCCAAATTTACTTCTCCAACAGCAGTAACTAACGCATATCCAAAATAATAGTCATTCAAAAAGTTTAAATCTCCCAAAGCATCATTTAAAGAAATTTTTAAAACTCTTTCTGCTAAAATATTAGCCATCATATTAGAACTTTTTGTATTAGATTCAAATACTTTTTTAAGTTCTTTAAAAAAAGTATTTTTATTTCCAGCTACTTGTTGATTAACCCACTTTCTAATTTCATCATTTTTTCCTTTCAAATCTATATAAGCTTTACTTTGGCCGGCCGGTTTTGTTTTTATCAACTCATAATCTGATAATGTCATATGTTTAGGATCAACTTTAATACCATTTTTATTTAAAAGATTTTTAAAATCAGAACTTCTAATTAAATTAGCAAAATATTTAACTCTATATAAATCCATTTCATTTAAAAAAGATTGGCCGGCGCCAGTTTCAAATAATTTACTAACAGCGTTATTAATTAATGTGGGACTTGCTGATTGAGGTTTTGGTTTTTTCTTTAAAGAAACTCCGTAATAATAATGATATCCTTGAGAACTTCCGGCAAAAACAACTAAATCTGAAGAATTATAATCATTCATTCCGGCATACTGTAATCTAAACTTTGATATTTCTTTAGGCCATTGATCGCCCGTTAAAAAAACTTTTTTAGCCTTATCGCTAGGTTCATTATGATGATCTCTCATCCAATTTTTTATTCCTAAGGCGGCGCTGATTCCTTGAGCTGTGTTACTTAATGCTATTTCCCATTTTCCTTTATCTTTTATTGCATTTTTTGGATCTAAATCAGACTGTCCTTGAATAAAATCTTTATTACTTCCGTAACTAATATTCTTTAAAGCTCGATTAAATTTTTCCGACATAATAAAAATTTCTAGGTCTTGTAAGTCGTTAGAATTTTTTAATCTTTCCAATTCTTTTCTGTTAAACTGCAAACAAATAGCAGTTGTTACTTCGGATAATTCGGCCATATTACCACCTAGGATAATTGTTGTAAAAAATTACTGGTTCTAATTCTAAAAACTGAATCAATCTATGCCAACTATCACCTATCCATGATACAACTTTTTGCCATACTTTTTTAAGATATGAAACAAACTTATTCCAAACATTCTTTATTTTATCAATAACATCTTCAACTAGTAAAGTGTTATCAATGGATTCTAATTCTTCTTGTATGTTTTTCAACCCCAATCCGACAGCACTATATATTGAGTAATATCCTGTCTTTTGAGTTATACGAGTCTTTGGATCCACTTTCTTCTGTGATCCTGACTTAAATCGAGCTTCTGGAACAACCTGAGAAGATATCTTTCTAACGTAAGACTTGTCTTTAAATGCATCGTGCACCTTTGCATTATCACCAGACCAATCTGTAACCAAAAAATACTGTGCAGCTCCAGCTTCATTTTGTCCAAACTTCTGAACACCTGTCATTGCTTCAAACGTGAAATGATAAGCAAACTCTTTGTTGTTTGCAAATACTTTTCTTAGGTCTTTTTTAAACTCTTGATGAATTTCGTTAGTCTTATTAATAATTTCTGATTGTTTGTTTTTAATTAATTCTGCTGCATTTCCTTTGACATCAAGAACTGTAGTTGACATCATGGAATTAAATTGCGCTTCAAGTTTTTTTATTTCTCCTTGAATAGGAATATTACCTGATTTGCAAGCTGCATAAAAAGTAGCAGTCGCTTCAGACTTACCACCACTCATTAATTGAGCACCAGAACCTGTTTTTAACGAAATGCGTCTAGCTCCAATTAGAAAATCTGTCTTTGGAGTTTTTGTCGAACCTGGAGCTTTACCGCCAGGAAAATATGATGCCCAATCTGAAGTAACATCATATGCATTTTTAGGCATAGCGCCTTTGCCGGTAAGATGTAATTTTTTTACAATCTTTTCACCAGCATCAAGAGGAATTTTTTTATCTTTAGGTGTGTAAGTTGGTCCGCCTGCTGCAGCTACAATCACTTTTTCCATTTCAAAAGCAGCAGAAGTGTTACCTTCTGTCAAATGCTCTATAAAACTTTTCATAGTACTATTTATTATACTTTGAAATCTGCGAACCTATCTACTATTTCCTCTTCCTGACCGGTATCGACCATATCATCTTGGGCCGTTTGATTAACATCATAAAGTTTCATCTTGGCTCTATCGACACCAATGATAAACTTTTTGTTTGCTGTTGGATCAGCATATCTGTTCTTTAGCTGTTTGACCAACATTTGATTGAGTCCTTCTAGTTCTTCTGAACTAATAAGAGCAAACATGAAGTCTGCTGTGGCTGGAAGACCGAAGGATTCTGAAGTATCTTCCAAACCAATATCTGTAGAAACGAAGCCTGTTCTGGTTGTCTGTGTTGCAGATACGATTGGTATATCATACTCTACAGCAAGACCTCTCAATTCTTCTGCAATGGCTTTAATGTATGTATACGAGTTTACATTAGCACCCGCTCTAAACCTACTAGACGAGCAGATGTTTAGATAATCTATGAAAACAATATCTGGTTTGAAATCTTTTTTAAGATTAAGTTCGTTGAACAATCCTTTGAAGTGTGCAACAGAAGCAGATGCAGTTGGATACTCTTTGACAATCAAACGACCTTGAGTTTTCTTTTGTATTTTCTCAAAACGATTCTCATACATATGTTTTGGCAAATCGTGCATATCGTCTATGGAGATGTTCATTAGATTTGCATCTATACGTTCTGCAATCTTTTCTTCGGACATTTCTAAAGTGATATACAAAACATTCTTGCCTTGCATCAATGTTGATGCTGCAACGTGACACATGAACAAAGACTTACCTACTCCTGTGCCAGCGAGAGCAATGTTCAATGTTTTGTTTGGCAAACCGCCTTTGGTAATACGATTAAAGAAATCCAAATCGAATGGTATCTTTTCTTCTTTCGTATGATAAAACTCATAACGATCTGACACCTGATTCATGTAGTCGTGACCTACGTTTGTATCAAACGAAACAGCCAAGGCATCAGACAATATAGACGGAAGTGCTTCAGGACTTCTGTTCTTGTCTTTACCTTCGATGATATGAATGCTGTTAAGAACAGCATTATAAATGGCTTTATCTTTACACCATTTTTCAGTTTGATCTAGAAGCCACGATAGATCGGTCTTTGTTTCTTCAATCTCTGAAATATACTGAACAGCCTTCTTATACTGTTCTTCGTTTAGAGATTTTTTCTGAACGTCGATTGTGAGAATATCGACGGTAGGATTTACATGATAGTTATTTGTATAATCTAAAATTGTTTGAAAAATAATTTTTTCAATACTATCTTGGAAATATTCGTCTTTAATGAAAGGAGTTACTTTTCTAGCATACTCCTCACTATAAATCAAGTTGCTCAGAATTTTGGTTTCTATTCTCTGTGTCAACTGTGATTTTGTCATTTTCTAATCCTTCTTCTATTACTGTCATCAGGATATCTCCTACGACATCGCTGAACTTTTCTACCGTTTCTTCATTTACTAAACCATCTTTATTATACAACACTTTATACTTAAAGGTCAATGGAATTTTCTCAACTTCTTCTAAATTTAATCTATGCCCATTCTCATCTTCTAAAGGCAATCTAACGTGTGTATATGTCCAAACAACTCCTTCAAATTCTCCTTCTTGAAGTCTAAAGGCCTGTTCGTCTGTTTCTTTATGATAAACGTAATGAAAATTATGCATAATGACAATAAGAATGTATAATGTATTTTTTATCCGAGATTGGTTTTCTACCTGCGTGATAGTATTGCCATGTCGGAGGAAACATTAACAGTCGTCCTCTTTTTGCCTGCACTTTATAAGGTAAATAAGTGCCGGGTTTATTAATATTCAAAAACTCCGTTTCTCCACCTTTTTCTACATCATTTAAATATATAAAGAAAGCAAGAAATCTTCGTGAAGTTTCATAATTTAAAACATCGACATGAGGATCAAATCGGTCATAGTCGTTGTTTAAATAGCGTTTCATTCTTATGGCTTCATAACCATAAGTCTCTGGCCACATTTTGTCATATACATCACAATCAAGTTTATAATGAACAATGTAGTCTTGAAACAACTCTAGCATTCCATTCTGAACAGATTTCCATTCTTCTAAATCAAATAGATTAATCTGTTCAAAGGAAATTGCATTTTCTTTATCTTCGTGATGAACCGTTTGATAGTGTTCGTGTGACGCTTCAAACTTACTGATGAGTTCTTTACAGCTTACCTCATCAATTACATCATCATAGACTTGAATATACTCATCCATATTTAAATTTTTCTTTGGCAAAGTTGTCTAACTTTTCCATAATCTCTGGTGTAAAATATTTTTCTGGTTCGTTGTTGATTGTCTTGCCGAATGTTTTAGTGCCATCTGGCAATTCTACACGAGTAGAAACCGAAGTGAAGATACCAGCCTCAAGAGCAAGTTCCAACAAACCATAATGTCTGTCTAGACCTGTTGAATATGAAAGTCTAACATCAACCATCTGATTTTCTTTCGTAAGTCTTGACTTGTATGTTTTACAATGAATGATATTGCCTACAACTTCTGTACCGTCTTTATCTTTTTTCTTTGAAAGATAAACAATACTGGATGCGGCATACTTTAAACCACTACCACCGCCCATCTCTTTTGTTGGAAACATACTGCCCACAACATCGTAGGTGTGATTCGTCATTAGCATTGGCACTTTCAGTTTGCCAAGTTTCAGAGTCAATACACGAAAGGTTGACTTGACAACTTGTGCTCGTGTCATGTCTCTTGTTTCTTTACCCGCCTCTGTATCTTCCATCTCTTTTGTTGTTGATAACATACCGAGACTGTCAAGACAAAGAAGCAAAGGAACACCATTGCCTTCTTTTTCATAAGTCTCTAAAACTTGTAGTGCTTGATAACGAAACTCCTGAACCGTAGTTACGGGAAGAATTACCATGCGTGA